TTGTGCGCGGGCTGCGCGACTTCCGCGAAGGTGCTGAACGGGAAGACGACCGCCGGGGACGGTACGGGAACTTCTGCCTTGCGTGCCGCGCCCTGCCGGATGGACACTTCCTGCGACACGCCGTCGTCCTGTACGCGGACTTCGGAGGTGTCCACGAGGTTGCCGCTGATCTTGATGAGCGCATCGAGATCGTCCGAGGGGACAAAGCAGGACTGGAGATAGGGGACGAACTCGTCGGGAGAGGTCCAGCTTCCAAAACGGTGGGCAGGGATGACGGCGTCGGCCCGCATGTACGTGGTGCGCTGTTTCCAGCCCCCGAAGGGGACGGACATAACCCTCACGGTCGTCACATCGCAGACGTGGACAAGGAGCTTGTCGAGTTCCAGCCCGTCGGGGTTCTGGTTGAGGTAATCCACCACGGCCTGCAAGGTGCCCACGGTGAGCGTGTCCTGTTCCGCGTCATGGAGGCGTTGCCATTCCCCTTCCGGGTCACGCTTGTAGAACCGCAACCCGTCTTCCGTGACATGAACGGGAAGCGTAGCCTTGGCCTTGCCGTCAAGGGATTCGAGTTCCCGGCCTACGCCGATGAGGTGCCTGTCAGCTTCAATACGGTTGATTTCCATGTGATTTTTTCCTTTTGTTACTGGTTGATGGGATGTTCCTCAGCCTTCTTGAACGGGGTTACGTTCACGGTCACGCTGCCGTTCCCCCTGAGTTCAGAGGGCATGGTGCCGTCAAAGCGGTACTGGTCGGGGCGGTTGTCGGTGAATGACTCGAACAGCATGGGCGCGCCGTCGAGCTTGTCGAGCACGACCGGGATGGTCTGCGGTTCCTGCGGCTGGAGGTTGGTCGTCACAACGGCCTTGGATGCGATCAGCGTCCGGCTCTCGTCGGGCTTGAATGTGATTTTGAGGGTGACGGTACGGGGCTTGTCCGGCGGCGTGTTCACGTCCGCGATGTTGTCCGCGACCTTGGCAAGCGCGATGTTGACGGCTTCGACTACGCCGCCGTTGTTCATGGTTCGCATGTCGAGAGGGCTGCTCATGGCTCTTTCTCCTTATGGTAAAAGAAAGGCCCGGTGGTGAGCCGGGCCGGGGTGGTTATCGTACTTGCAAGCTGTATGTCTTCACCAGAGCGCAGCCGGGGATGGTCAATCCGCCTTTGAGGGCTTCTTTGATTGTGGGCTTGTCCGGCTCCACTGTCGTCTTTGTGCGGCGGTACAGTTCGGGAAGTTCTTCCATTTGCGCCGTTACCGCTACAGCCTCAGTTTCCCGAACGCTGATTGTGTAGGCGTTGCCGGATACTTTCTTGAGGCCGTTTTCCCTGAGTGCGATGGTGTAGTGTTCCTTGAGCCATGCAAGGCGCGATTCCGCTGTCCTCGCCTTGGCTGCAAGGCGTCTGGCCTCTTCCTTGCAAGCTTCGGCAAGTGTCGACTGAATTTTCAAGAACTGCCCGAACCCATCCACCTTGTCGGCTTCAAGTTTAGCGAGTTCATCCATATAGGCATCCATAGCCTCGCGTTGTTCCGGAGTCAGTTCCTCGTCGGGGATGGAAAGCATCCCGGCGATTTCCTGCTGAATTTCGTTGAAGGTAGGCATGTTCATCTCCTAGAAGGGCACATTGTCCATGCCGTAAGATTCAGAAGGTAAGGATGAACTGGGCTTTCCTCCGTCCTTCTTGTCGAGGAACTGGACGCGCTGCGCCTTGATTTCCGTGGAGTAGCGTTTCTGCCCCTGCTGATCCTGCCATTCCCGCGTAGATAATGAACCCTCCACGAATACAAGACTTCCCTTGCTCAAGTACTGGCTGCAATGTTCAGCGGCCTTTTGGAACACAACGACGCTATGCCATTCGGCCTTTTGAATCCGATTCCCTTCCCGATCCGTGTAGCTTTCGTCAGTAGCGACATTGATACGGCAAATTGCTGCGCCGTTTTGGGAATATTTGAGTTCTGGATCGCGCCCAAGGCGTCCGATGATTTCTACACGGTTGAGACTAGCCATTTTGCCCTCCATTGATGGCGTTCAAAAACTCGGAAACATCGGCCTTTGTCAGTTCGCGGGAGCTTGAAAGGGGCCGTCCAAAAAATTGCGAAAGTTCGGCAAGGTAAGCCTCTCGGCTGTCGCCATGCCGTTTTGTCAGATAAGACATAAGAGCCTTTGATTGCTCCAGCGTCATCGGGCTGGCGTTTTCTGCCTTCGCCTTTGCCCGTTGCTGTGCTGCTCCGTTTTTGGGGGCGAGATGATCCGTTTCAGCGTCAGGGTCGGGCATCTCCTCAGTGGGGATACAAAAAGTCTGAAACATGGCGTACTTCATGGCAATGGACTGCGCTTTGGGCAACGCCTTATCCCCACTGTCCATCGCTTCGCCTACGGTCACACAATGAACGCTTGAGCCGTCCTCGGCGTAAAACGTAAAGCGCACCTTCGCGGTCACATAAGCCATGACCGTACCTTTGGCGTTCGCCCGCTCCTCGCGTGTCGTTTCCAGCACCTCCGGCACACAGAACACGCCATGCAGTGACATGACCGGGTGCAAGGCGTTGTAGACATCATCAATTCCTCGGAACTTGAAAGATGCAAACCCACTGGTTTGCCTGTCCTTTCCGATGGAGCCGCAATCTCGCATGACCGCGATAATCGCGCCGTAAATCTTCGCTTCCATATTTCATCCTTTCACCGCCCATCGGCGGGAACTAAAAAGGCCCCTTGTCGGGGCCGTGGTATTCGGGTTCATCGGGAATCGTACGGTCTACGCTTTCCCTCTCCGCGTCGTACATATCGACTTCCGGCTTCATTGCATCCCCCTTACCCATTCACATGAGCCGATAAAGATCGCCACAATCACGAGGGCCACGCCCAACGCCCACGGAGGTGGTGCCAAACGCTCGCGCTGTGGTGGCATTGGGAACCGCTTCTTGCCTGGCGGGGTTACGTACACTTCCTTGATCATGCCGCCGCCTCCGTCTTTCTCAACCATTGTTCCGCTGCCTCGCGCACGCTGGCCTTTCTTGCCTTGTCACGAATGCGTTCAAGACGTTCCCGGAGCGTTGTGCCTTTGCGCTTCCCGGTGAGCACAGGATGGCTACGGGTAAAGTCGTCTGCGTGAGATATGGTCATAGTCATATTCATACCTTTCTCTCCTGCGTTGAAGTTCGGATTGGCGTCCCAATCCCGTTTCCAACCCGGATTTTCCGGGCTGGTGCGGGGCTAGGCTCCATACTTTTTTATGTAGCAATCTCTGCATAAATATGGAGAATTGTAGGTTATCGCGATGTTCGATTCATCAATATACTGTACGGGGTTCGGTTCTTTGCATCCGCATTCTTCGCATCTTCCGGCATAGTTCCGTGGCTTGCCGTACTTGTTCAGCAATCGCAGCTGTTTTTGCTGGTCACGAAAAATACGCCGCTGCATCCTTTCCATCGCGTTCATTTATTTATCCTTTCCGGTTCGTGCTTTTTGAGAGGCTAGCCGTCTTCACTAGTGCATGTTCAAAGCCGGGCTTGAATCGGCTCTTCCCGTTGTCCGCCCAATACCACCCGCGCGGTGCAGTCATCGCCTTTTCGTTCCTTCTCCAGCCCTCTGGAAGTTTTTCAAGCTTTGCAACTTTTGGGTCGCCTAGCAGCGAAAAAACGTCATGGTTCTTCATGTTGTTTCTCTCCTTTGATTTCCTTGTCTCAACAAAACCCCGGCAGAATCCGGGGTTCAATGAACCAAGGCTATCCATTCCTTCTCTTCCCCGGCTTGCTTTATCCGCCGGGGGCTCAGGCTTGCCGCTGGTGTCCAGCTTCGGGCCGTCTTCGCGCTGATTGTCAAAGAACTGTGCGGGGCTTCCCGCGAAATTCGTCACCCGGCGTAGCGGGCTTCCGCTTCGGAGAGCCAGCCGCTGAACCAGCCGTCTAGCAATCCCTTGCGCTGGTAGTCGCTGGCGTTAACCACTTCCCCGCCGAACTCTTCCGCGAACTCGCAAGCCTCTGTGAAGCTGTCGAACTCATCAACACAATCCAGTTCCGAGTTATTCGGGTTCTGGCTGATTACGACGTAGGCGGCGTTCGTGGTGGTCATGGCTGTTCTCCTTTCGGGCGGGGTTTGTTCCCCGTCTCGTTGAAAACAGAATCGCATAAACCTTATGCACTGTCAATAGAGAAATGAAAAAAGTTTATGCAAAAAAAGAGCACAAAAAAAGGGCCGTTTGGCCCTTGCTTGTTAGTTTGACGTTCCGGCTACTTGGGTAAAGCTTTAAGCGCAGACTTGATTATGTCAGTCCACGATAGCCCCATGGCTTCACACAGATTCACCAGTTCCCCGATTTTGATTACCTGTGGCTTGCGTCTTTCAGGATCTCCCTGTCCGACAAAAAGTGATTGAACCTTACCTCTTGGGGCTTTCAGATATCCAAAAGCGACAGTCCCCAGTGCCTCATCTGTCATCCTAAGTTCTTCCTGCCTTGCCACAAGGGAAGCCCTGATTGCGGCGTCCAACGCCTCAATGTCCTGCTTGTTGAGCATGTTCTCCACTCCTTTTTCCTCCCTTTGTAGCATAAATTTTATACAAAAGGGGTTAGCATAAACTTTTTACATTTACAATGTGAAATGTTTATGCAAAAGTTTGCTCAACAACAGGGCATCACAGCCCACCCTAGCGGCCTCTCCCCTCCGGTGTAGTGGGGAGCGCGAGTTGCCTTGCGGAGTAGGCGACGTTTGCGGATGGACGGCTAGAAACGGTGGCGTCCGCATCCTACCGGGAACCACGGCCCCATGCCCGAAGCGCAGCAGCGAGACGAGAGAAGACGCGGGGAAGACGGCGCATCAGCCGGAAAGCTCTCGACCTGTAGCATGATGCAGTGACTACAGGGGCCATGAAGCGACGGCGGCTCCATACCGGAACCACTTAGCGGGAAGGTCTTAGCGCTCCTCAATGGGAAAGGGGCAGCTTTGGCCTTTCGCTCAGGCTCACCACCCGGAAGCCCTGAAAGGCTGTAGATACGGGGAAAGCTCAACTGCCTTTTTGCCTTTTGGCTCTAGGCATTTCCTGAACTCTTCGCCTACCGAGAGCCAGGGTCAGGGCGGGAACCGCCCTCTTGCCGGAATGGGGAGGGGAGTAGAGCGGGAAGGTAGGTTAGATACATCCCCCGCAACATCCCTGCGGGACATTCTCATTCACGAGCGCAGTTATGAGGCGTTTTTCGTTATCGGTAAGGTTGAGGTGTTGGAAATCGTCAAAATCCACATCCCAATCCCCACTTGTGACTGTAAAATTCCATTCTTCATCATGGGTTACATTCCCACCAGACGAAAGACACCGACCACATGAAACCATGTTCCCGTCTATCAAAAGGACAAGCTCACCAGAGCACAGATTGGGCCATTCTCCATCGTAGGACACAAACTCAATATCACGCATGGTCAATCCTCCAAAACAGGACATTTTACTCTGTACGTAGCCTAGCTACGAAGTTTATGGGCAATTTATGAGTGATTTATAGGATTTTATGAGTTTTAATAATGTTAACTTTTTCAATATGATACACTATTTTATCTTCTAAACAAGCTCATTTTAATAATCGTTCTTTGACAATCAGCCCCGGTGATCCGCTCAGTCCGTTCCGGCCCACGCATCCCTCACAGGGGCGCGTCCCGCAGCGGTGGTATGGCGGGGAGGGAAAACTTCATGGGCGGGCGGCATCGAACCACCCGCCCACATGCGGTTACTGCCCAGAGGAGAGGTCTGGGACTTCACAGGTTACATTAACGGCTCGGCTATGACCGATGCATAGGGAACACCGGGAGTCGCCAAGTCCTAGACCTGCGGCTAGACGCAAACAACCTTATCCACGCTCTAGCATGGTTCGGGAGTACGATTTCTCGCGCTCCCTTTCATGCTGGCGGTCGAACTGTCGAAAGGTCAGCTTACCGCATCTTATTCTTCATTTTTCTTCAACAGAGGCCAGAGCATGACGAACACGCCAGACACGAAGAACAGGTCACTGACTACGGACATGAGCATGTTCGTAAAGTCGATGCCCACGGCGCACAACCCACAAGCAATTGCTCCAGCAACGCGCCAGTTAAGCATTTTCAAGCCCGTAATCACGCAGGTTAATGCCAAGCATGGATGCGACTTCCTTGAGCACCTTGACCTCTTCGGGCTCGATCTCGCCGTCAGATTCAGCAATGGTCACCATGACATTGAAGCACAAGAGCTTTTCGTCAGGGCTCGCCTTGAGGTCTTCGATTTCCTTCATGGCCTTCTGGCGACCGATGCGGAACCCGGTTTCAAACTGCATCCTGAACATGTTGATGGTTTCGCTGATCTCGCTTCCGAAGTGTTGCAACTCAGGCAGTGCATTGATGGTCTTGTCGAGCTTGGCAAGTTCCGCGTCCTCGCATTCACCATCAGCATAGGCCACCAAGAGAGCACCTCCGACAATGGCTTGCATGAGATCGCGGTTTTCGACCTTGGCGAGTTCAGCCTTGCCCTTCTGAACGTTTTTCCCAAACATTTTTCCAAGAAATCCCATTGAATCCTCCCTTATGCTTTAAATTTATGCTGCTATGGTCGGTCAACAGCTACCTTGCGCCCTTTCGGGGTACGTCACGCATGACGCCTTTTCTCGCACCATACCCCCGAAGGGCACCTTGTCCTTTGCCTTCTGAATCGGAACGCCGTTCCGTGTTGATGCAGGGAAATGAAGTTGTCTGACATCTCACCATCTTGATGGCTAATGTTTATCCCCGCATCACAGGGAACGGCGATAGTTGAACTTGGCAGCCGGGGGCGGATTCGAACCGCCGATCACAGGGTCAAAGCCTGTTGCCGTAACCGCTTGGCTACCCGGCTGTGTTTGCGGCTTCATAGCTGGCCCGGAGACGTACTCCGGGCCTTGGCGCGAACTATCTATATATGATTATTACTACATACGCTGGCCTTTTCAGCGCGTAGCGGGATCATATTGGCAATTAAGAGAGCTTCGCCTAGCAAAAGGGACATAGGAACCTCTCTTGCGGGCCTTGTCTGGCCAGCTATAAAGCCACAAACGCTCTTCACTTTTCAATCTGGCGGACGGGGTGGGATTCGAACCCACGGATGCTTTCACATCGGCGGTTTTCAAGACCGCTGCCTTCATCCTCTCGGCAACCCGTCCATGAGCTGTTCGACCGCTCCGCACATGCCTAATCAGGAGGGAAGGAAAGGGATTTGAACCCTTGGAGGAGCTTATCCCTCTACGGTTTTCACCGCTGCAATCGGCCTCTCTGCCATCCTTCCCGCTCTACTACTTCTTCGCCTCACCAGTCTCACGGGCCTCTTTCGAGCTTTCCGGGCGGCCTCTTGCTCCGCCCACCGTATCGCTACGGCCTTCATGCCGCCCAAACTGGCTTCCTCCGCCCGGGGCTTGTGGCTACTTTCCGGCTGGTGTGCCGGGCGTGTTCGCCTTCCCCGGGCGTCGTGAGAACAGTGTGCGATACTTCGAACAGTATGTCAAGAAAATCGTTCGATATATCGAATGATAAGATCAAAAAAAATCCCTACTCGGTGGAGTAGGGAAATATTTTCAACATCCTATAGAGTCCAAGTAAGCAAATGGGTCTAATTCTTGGGGAACCTCACCGTAACAGAATAAGGCTTTCCGTAATAAGCGGTAACAATGCGTTAAAACAAAATCTTTTTTCTCCCCAACAAGTAGTGATTCAGATACTCTTTTGAAAATTTTTTTATAAATTTTAGCTATTTTCCGTTCAACATCCTTTTTGGCACGCGCAATGCTCTCTCTCTCTCTCTCTCTCTCTCTCTCTCTCTCTCTCTCTCTCTCTTCTGAGGGGATAGGAGAAGTATAGAGCGTTTCTACAGAAGAAAAAGAGCGAAGTTTAGACATGGGGATGCTCCTTTGAGTGAGTTTAATTATTAATCATGTGATACATATTATACGGCTTGCTGATCTATTAGATAAGATGTTATACTCTTTATATCTTGATGATAATAATGGATGAACGCACAACCAATAAAAAATCCCGCATGGAGCGGGAAGGACACAATATGGAATCCAGCAATGAAGATCGTATTATTTCTTTGTTAGAAGATATTAAGAATATTTTACTCTCTCAGAGAGATTTGTACTTATACTATAACACGCAAGAATATCATCATGCCATTTTCGGAAAAGAACAAGATAAATCATATGTATTGCATACAATGTACCCGGAACCTTTCGGTATATTGACACAACGCGGTAAAATTCCTGCCCCTTTATTTATGCAACCTTTTTTTGAAAGCGCACTAGAAAATATAACTAAATTTTACAATAAGGATAAAAAATAATATTATATATATTAAACACACAATATTATGTCTATTTTGTTTTTTTATTAAAACATTATATATTATAAAATATACTAGATAGAGCTATTCTTACGCTTTTCTTTACTGAATCTGTAGCCCCTTCTCGAACGCCGTCTGTAATAATATCTCCAAGGCTTTTTTCATAATTAAGTATCTCTGGAATAGAATTCAAAACTGCAAACCCTTTTGAAGTTAATACTACACGGTTAAAATATTCATTCTGTGCTTCTGATGTTGAGTGGTTTAAATATCCATTATTATAAAGCCATGTCGTTGTATTATAGAAAAAATCTTTTTCATCAAAAATAGGAGGTAACCCTATATATTCCATGATATCCTTATAATGTAAATCAATGGGCATGGGAAAAGATAAGTATAGTTTTGATAAAATAAAACCTGTCAATAAATTAAAATATTCTATATTATCTGGAGTTTTCATGAATACCTGCGATATTTCGAATCGTTATAGAGGAATAGAAGTTGTAGATATGTTTTTCCATCAAATAGCTGGAAGATATGAATGTGATAAAGAGGCAAAAAGATTATTTGAAGTTTTAGAAAGTGATGAAGAGAGAATTCAAGCGGTATCAGATATTCTCATGGGCGTTCAAATATGCTCTAGGAAGGCATTAGAAATGAAATGCCCATGTGCTAGGAGTAAATGATATCGCTAGTCTTCATTCCCCGCCCTGTGCGGGGTTTTTTTTTAACAACTATCCATCATGTTTATTTTTATTCTTTGATACATTGAGTAATGATTCGTACTGTTCTATACGGAGTTTTTTTTCTTCTAAAAGTTCTTTCAGATAATCATTTTGTTCTTTTATTAGGTCGTATCGTTCTTTGAGCGATTTTAATTCTGAATCGCATTCTGATGGAACTTCTCCCGGCAAAAAAACTTTTACCCCTAACTTATCAAGCCAAGAACAGAAAGTATCCGCCTTCGATATATTGATAAAACGTAACACACCGCTGAGTGTGGAATCTCCTACTCCCAAAAGCCTTGCTGTTGCATTCTGTCCTCCGTAAAGAGGAATAATATCTGTTTCTATCCATCTTATAATACGTTTATATGTATTGCTTTTCACTTCTTGAGGCACTTTCGACGACCTAAAAAGCGCAGCTTTTTGGGGGTCTCTTCTTTCTTTTGTGTAGGGCATAGCAAGCCTCCTCATCACTGCATAGCAGAATATGCGAAAATTCGTACATCAAAACTTCGAATAATTATTGCTTTTTCATGCGAACTACCGCATAATGCAGCCATGAATGCAAAGCAACTAGTCAAGAAACATTTAGAATCAAGCGGCGAATCCATTCAGTCCTTTGTAGAAAGGGCAGATGTGGGGCGTTCAAGCTACTATGACTTGATGCTAGACAGGCACGTGACAACTGTTCCTGTTCTACAAAAAATTTTAAGAGCTTGCGGGTATAAACTGACCATAACGCCTATCCCCACAGCCGCCCCCAATACTCCCAACGAATGCAAAGAGGCATCCTATAATGAATAGCATTTTGATAGGAATTATTGTGGCCCTTGTTATGCTCGTCGTCTTTGTCCCTACCGACTAATCCCGCAGTGCACCGTCTTACCGCCTCTTCCAGAGTCGGGTATTCCGCTATCCGGTAGCTTTTCCAAAGAATGGAGCCACGAAAGAGGATGCGGACACGCCAGACGGCACGACGCCGTGTGATGAGCAGGTGAACGGTTTCCATGAGGCCAGAATACGGATTCTAAGCATTAGAAGGAAAAATAATATGAGCGAAGTTTCCCAACGCATCGCGCGCATCATGCACAGGCAATGCTGCCAGTATCCGGGCGGCATTCAGGCCATCGCCAGAATCCTTTCTCAGGAAGACGGGCGGGCTGAATCCACCATCTACAACGATCTTAGCCCGAACATGAAGCAACGGCCCAATGGCGAGTTGAAAGAGCCTCAACCCAAGGTTTCAGATCTGATCCGGGTACAGGAACTTGTCGGAAACCTGGATGCGCTGAATGTCTTGAATGCGCATTTTGGAATGGTTGCTGTGAGCATGAGCGCGATTCATCCCGATATGCCCACGGTCGAAACGGAAATGCTCCAAGATGTGCCTTCCGTGGTCGAGCTGCATAAGGCTATCGACGAATACCTTGCGGGTAAGTGTGGTCAGGAAAAGGTTCTTGCCGCCCTTGATTTCGCTACCCAAGACCTTCGGCAAACGGTTGTTCGCGCGTTCGAGAATGAGCCCAAATCCGGACATATTTTCAGGCAGGGGCAAGGTTGGGTTCCTGTCAAACAAGCGAGGCAGTAACCATGCAAAAATGCCAGCTTTGCGGAAGGTGGATCAGGGGGAAAAAGGCGGATCATGTTTGTCCTCCGCCTCTTGACCCCCGTACCTGCCCCATATGCGGACAGGTATTCACCCCGCTTAAGGATTCGCAGATATGCTGCTCAATAAAGTGCGGCAGGATAAGGCAAAAGCGGGAAAGTTACGAGCGGGTGCGTCAGTTCAGAGAGAAGGAAAAAGAGGATAGGGAGACAAGGCGTTGTGCCATATGTGAGGAAGAATTTATCCCGCGTAGTCACAACCAATTGGTATGTGAAAAGCAATCATGCAGGGCAGAATACAAGAAGCGGTATGATGCCGCCCGATACAAAGGGGATTTTACTCCTGCACCTTGGTACGGGCAATTCTGTATGCCTGATCCTTACCAAGGGAAGAAGCTGTACTTCGACGGACTGCATAGCGTCCGGGGGAGTATGCCGGGAAGGGCCGCAGATCCGGTTCTGGGGTTTTGATATGTCGCTCCATTGCCGTCACCGCCTCCCCACTCCGCAAGCCGCAGGGTACGAGACGAAAGAGGCATTGCTGGAGGCTATCAGCGCATTTCCGCACTTGAGGCCATGCCCAAAAGCTAACTGGTGGTGGCTCGACAAGAAGCGATGCCAGAAGTGCCGGAACAGGGTTGAAGTGAAGCTTAATGCTTCTAAGGCATAGGCAAAAGAAAAGGCCCGATGCGGGAACACCGGGCCAAATCAAAACAACTAAACTGACGGAGTAATTATGATGGAATCGCAGAGTAAAGTCAATCCGATAATTATTGAATCGCTCAAGAAGGTCGAACGCCTATTCCGAATCAAGGCGCGTATTGTCGATGCTATCAATGCAAAGATTCAAGTCGAGCGCGATAAGATAGCGAGCCTCGAAAAGGTGGAGAAGGCATGAACAATGACATCCGCCTTTCCGTGGAGTTTTTCGATCACCCGAAGACGGTCAAGCTCCAGAGACGTCTTGGTGTTGGTGCTGTTATCTGCCTGCAACGGCTTTGGATTTGGACGGCTCAAAATCGTTCAAACGGCGTGTTGAGCGGAATAGACTGCGAGGATGTGGAAATTGCCGCGAAGTGGGATGGGGAACCCGGAGAATTTTGCCAGACGCTCGTGGATCTGCGGTTTATAGACGAAACTGATGGAGTTTATGCGTTGCATGATTGGTGTGAGCATCAAGAATATGCCAGCAAAGAAGAAGAACGAAAGGATCGTGCGCGCAGGGCTGCCGATGCTCGTTGGGGCAATAAGAATGCCTCCGGTATGCCAAAAAATGAAAATAGCAATGCTAATGATTCAAGTGAGCTATGCTTACACTATGCTAATAGCATACTGGACGCATCGTTAAGCAATGCCCCAAACCAAACCAAACCAAGCCTAGAAGAAGATACTACCCCTGACGGGGTAGTTGTCGACGCCGAAGCCGCCGACGCCTCCCAGCCCGGCGAAAAGCGGCAGGCCCATGCCTCGCCAGCCTGCCCCTATGACGCCATTGTCGGCCTGTATCACGAGGCTTTCCCGGAGCATCCCCGAGTTGCAATCGTGAACGCAAAGCGCAAGGGGGCAATGAAGGCAAGATGGACAGAGGCCGGAGAGAGGCTGCGAATGCTGAACAGGGACACCTCCGCCGCCGAAAGGCTGGATTACTTTCGGCGGCTGTTTGCAAGGGCTTCCCGGTCTGATTTTCTCACTGGCAAAAAGGCTTTTCGAGATGGGACAGTGTACCGGGTGGATTTCGACAAGCTCATGTCCCCAAGCGGGTTTATGGGCGTGATTGAAGGCAAGTACGACAATCGGGAGGTGGCTTGAAATGGCAGTTCAGACGCTTGAACGCGGCATCATGGCCCGCAGGCAGAATGCTCCCGCGCCAAAGCCCGTCATGGCCTCGGAAGCCCGTGCACAGCTTGAGTCCAGCGTCATTGCCGCGACTCTCTCGGGCATGAACCGGGATGCCCATTTGCTTGGGGATGTACTCGATATCTGCCCCGCAGGTTGTTTTGTGACGCCGGAAGCTGCGCCGCTTGCCGTGGCTCTCGATTTGCTCCGTCAGTCCGGTCAACGTCCCAATCTCACCGCGTTGGCAACACAGATGCAATCGCGTTGGGCGAAAGATCCTGAACTTTGGCCCGCCCCGGATATGGCGCGCATGGCTGAACTTTCTACGTCCGCGTGGGGGTTGAAAGGCCATGCCGAGAGTTTGGCCCGAAAGCTTGCCGATGAACATCGCCGGGCGGAACTCCATGCCGGATTGCTCGAAATTGCTGCGGAAGCATCGGTTTACGGCGTGGACTCCGAATACATCGCTGACCGTGCCCGAAAGCTTGTTGAAGCTTCGGGAGGGATTCAGGAAGCCGTAACTATGTCGAACCTCATGGGCCGCATTCGGGCAAAGCTCGATAATCCGCAATCGCTGCGCAAAATTCAGACTCCGTGGAAAAGCTTGAACAGCGTTTTGCGTGGGGGATTCATGCCGGGGGAATTGATCGTCCTTGCCGCTCGTCCCGGCCTTGGAAAGACGGCTTTAGCCGCAAATGTGGCGTTGGGTGCCGCATGGCGCGGAATGGGTGTGCTCTTTGTCTCATGCGAGATGAGCGACGAAAGCCTTGGGCATCGCCTCATCTCCCGTGTAGGGCGTATCGATGGGCGGTTTTTCCGTGAGGGGATTGGCGTCACGCCGCAGATCCGTGGAGCTATTGACACCGCCATAGGGCAGCTTGAAGCCCTTCCCTTGTCCATCGTGGAAAAGTCAACTGTGCCCATGTGCCCCCGCGAAGTCCGCAGGCTGGCGCGGGGCATCAAGGATTTAGGGCTCATCGTAGTGGACTATCTCCAGCTTTTGCATCCTGACGAGAAAAGCACCAGCAGAGAACGAGAAGTTGCGGAGATGTCACGCTCCTTTAAGCAAATGGCCCTTGATCTGCAAGTTCCTGTACTCCTGCTTTCTCAGCTTAACCGCTCAAGCGAAGAAGGCAAGCGGGAACCCCGTGTTTCCGATCTCCGAGAATCTGGAGCGATTGAGCAGGACGCGGACATCATCCTTTTGCTGCACACCCGCGATCTGGACAGGGCTAATGCCAGACCAGACGTGAAATGCATAGTCGGGAAATCCCGCAGTACGGGAACAGGCGCATCGTTCTTGCGTTTCGAAAAAGCTTTTTCTGAGTTTACCGAGGGTGAAGCATGGGCCGGACGTCCTGCGGTACAGGAAAACGATTTGTGATGTGCCCACGGTACTGTGAAATCTTCGGCCCCGGAGCGTGTGCAGGGGTGTTTGACGAAAAGGAGTGTGTGATGAGCACGTACAGGGAAGAATCGTTGCCGGAAACACTGCAAGACATGTCCGACCGTTTCGGAAAGCCCTTTGTCCGGCACATGATTGAACGCTTCGCGGGTATAACTCTTATTATTCCCGCCAAAAGCCGGAAGACGCGGCTAGCTCGGGAATTGTGCACCTTCTTGGGGCAGGATGCCCTTTCCGACTTTCTGCACACCTATGGCGGTACGAGAATCTATATCCCCACTTTGCGCCGGGCGAAGATCCGCGCACGGGACATGGACATCAACGCCGAGCGGGACGAGTTGGCTCGCAAGGGGCTGAGTGAAAGAGCGCTTGTCGCCAGGCTCGCCACGCTGCACGGGCTTTCCGAACGGCAGGTGTGGCGCATTTTAAAACAGCCGAGAACCTCGGACAACAGGGAGGCGGCGTCATGACGGTCTTACGCTTCACCTTGTCCTGCACGCCCACGGCACAGGCCCGAGTCCGCCACGCCGTCCGCTGCGGGCACAGCGTGGCCTACAAGTCCGCCGGGCAGAAGAGCGCGGAAGCCGTGCTTGACGATCTCCTTTCTGCGCGCGCCCCGAAAAAGCCTCTAGAAGGACCTCTCGTGCTCGAATTTGTCGCGGGGATGCCGATTCCCGCATCGACCCCGAAAAAACAACGAGAGGCTATGTTGCGCGGCGAAATCGCCCACACGAAGAAACCGGACTTAGACAACATGGCAAAGCAGCTCAAAGACGCCATGTCGCGCACCGGGTTCTGGGGCGACGACAGGCAGGTGGTGTCCCTGCGTTGCTCGAAATGCTACGCAGCAGTCCCGCATTGGGAGGTAGCCGTGTACACACAGGAGGAAGCGCAATGAATGAACGGAAATTGCTGCTCGGCTGGAAGGCCATCACAGCCTACACCGGAGTTAGCCGCCTCCTCATGATCCGCTACGCCTACCCCGTCCACGACTGCGACAGGGCAACTCATCACGGGTACGGCGTCTGTGCTTACACCGACGAGCTTGACGCCCACAGGGAGGCTATCAAGCATGGGAAAGCCTAGCGGAAGCAGGTTGTGGGCGTATGGGTGCGTTGGCGTCGTGTTGATTATCGCGGCTGCGGTTGGGGTCATAAGCAAGGCAATGGGGTGGTAATCATGGAAAATCTTTGTGGTTTGGCAAGTGGGAAAGTAAAACCCATGACAATCAAATTCAAACGCCTTCATCCTGACGCCGTTACCCCGAAACAGGGGTCGGAATGGGCTGCGGGGTTCGACATTACCGCGATCAGCCGCAAATGGCTTCCCGATGAAGCCTGTTACGAATACGGTACCGGGCTTGCTATTGAAGTCCCCAAAGGATTCGCCGCCCTCCTGTTTCCTCGTTCGTCCATTTTCCGGGTTCCGCTCCAGCTCTCCAATTCCGTGGGCGTGATTGACGCTGATTACCGTGGGGAAATCAAGGCAAAGTTCAGGCGTACTGATGGAGGTGAGCCGCTTTACCAGCCCGGTGACCGCATCGGACAGCTTGTCATCATTCCCGTTCCGTCAGTCCAATATATCGAAGCAAAGGAACTTTCACCCTCCAAGCGTGGAACAAACGGCTACGGAAGCACGGGAAGGTAAGCATGAGAAAACGCGCCAAGCTGGATTTTGAACGCAGGGGCGGGTTGACCGCTATTGACGATGTAGCCTTTGCCCGGATTCTCCCTATCATCCACCAGTACATGCCCCGCATCCATCTTTCCATGTCTGCCATTGAAATCAGGGCGCATCTGGACGCTATTCTGTATCTGTCCATTTTTTACTGTCCTTGGCGCAAAATTAAGAACTACCGCTCCATCTATCGCTTTTATCGGCGGTTGCGCAGCCGTGGCGCGCTTACCATTATTCAAGTCAAAATAGGACGTTCTACTCCCCTCGAAATAATCCGCCCACGTAAGGAAGCCCGGACTGAGTCCAGAAAGCGCAAGTGCCCGCCGTGCCCCAAGTGCCATCAGGACGCAATGGTCTGTTATCACACCAAGAAAAAATATGACGATGATGGAAACATCCGCATGATTGTCAGGTACTCAAAGTGCTCTGCCTGTGGGCATACCTCCGTTTTCATTGAAACGAAAAACAACAAATGGTGGAATAATCCAAACTTTGTACCAACATGCTGTTGATTTTTCTCCTCCAGAAGCTCCTAGTTTCCAGAAATAGGAGCTTTTCTTATGCAAATTTCTCTTCGCCATTTCTCCCCGAATGAATTCCGTTGCAAGGACGGATGCGGTGGCGGCATTGAGCACATGAATCAAGACTTGCTCATGATGCTTGATGAAGTTCGAGATCGTGCTGGTATCCCGCTGGTATTGTCTTCCGCCTACCGTTGTCCGGCGCACAATCAGGCAGTCGGTGGAGTGGACGATTCCGCCCATACCCGTGGGTACGCCGTAGATATCAAGTGCATCAACTCGCACACCCGTTTCCTGATTCTCCAAGCTGCGCTTGAAGTCGGATTCCGGCGCATCGAACTGGCCCCTACATGGGTTCATCTCGACAACGATCCGAACAAGCCGCAGGACGTCGCCTTTTACCAGCATGGAGGCAAATACTGATGGAAACCACCGTGATTGACTTCATTCTGTCTACCTTGGCGCAGCTTTCTGCACAGTATCCCGACGCGGCATGGATCATCACCGCCCTGAGCGTGCTCATGACTGTGTGCGGCCTATGCGCCGTAGCCACCGTATGGATGCCCGTACCCAAGGAAACAACCGGGGCCTATGCCGCCGTATATCGGTGGGTTCATGCCTTTGCAGCGCACTTCGGGCAGAACAAAGGGGCCGTGGCTGACGGCAAGTCTCCCGCTGTCCAGTCTGAAGTCAAGGCCGTGACCGGGAAGTGAGGGCATGTGTCGAACATTACCGCCGTCATTCTGTCCTTCCTGCAACTTGCTTTACGCCTTCTTGATACGGTGGATAAAGCCGCTGCTGACGATTTTCGGCGGTCTGTTGCTCTTGATGCTTCTGGGGTGCTCGTCAGCAAATTGGGCGGAAAGAACACAGATACCGTCTACGCCCATACTGGCGAGCATCCGAAAAGTGAATCTTGATGGAATTGATGGCGTGTGGATGGATTCAAGAGATGCCGGGACTCTCGCCCAATGGATCAATGACGTGGAACAGGTCAAAGCAAGGTATTAATATGGCTGGTTATGCTGGAAAAAATTATCGCGGATTTTTCCCGTGCTATCGACCTGCTTTCGGGCGGAATTACTTGGATCATTCTTGGGGCTGTAGGCGGTGTAGCCGTGGAATGGGAAACCGCTAGGGCATATCATCGTGAGATGAGGGTGAGCGACATCCTCGCCTCGTGGGTTATTGGCATTTGCTTTGGTGCCATGACTTGGGTGTGTGCCGCAAATTCATCCGAAGGTATACGTATGGTTTACACGGTTTCGTCTGCTATGTTCGGACATGGTTGCGGGCCTCTTATCAAGAGAAATATCAAGGGAATCATAGAAAATCTCGGCAAGAAATAGCCTCATCTTGCCCTGCCCAAGGTTTTCATGCGGGGCCGATAGCGGAGTTGGAAAAATGGATGGACACTTACGCCTTGCAACGGGTTATCCTGAAAATGGATTTGCTGCCCGGTGAACGCTATGTCGGAATGGTGCTTGCACTGCATCTCAATCAAAAAACGGGAACCATCCAAGTCCGTCAGAAGACGCTCATTGAGGAGACAGGCTATTCACGGAACACGGTACAAAAAGCCCTTCAACGCCTGATAGCTTCCGGGGTGTTCATCTCTCAGCAAACAGGACGCGCTGCGGTTCTTGCGCTTGGAAATAATACTGGAAATATGGATACCCCAAATACTGGGCATCAGCTACCCCAAAAATTGGGGTATCGGCGCAAACGGAAAGGCGCACCTTTTGATTTGGACACGTCGCTCAGTACGCGAATCGAAGAACTGAACAAGCGCGATGAAAAAAGGTTCCAGAGGGAACAGAAATAGGTTTCTTGCCCCTCGTTATGTGAGTGGGTTTGAAATATCGGCAGAGGCAAAGCTTTACACATCAACAAAGGAGTTTGACATATGGGCGCTCGTGCAAGGGCTCTTGCGGCTACCCGTAGGCAGATGGCGGCGGGAAGACGGGCCGGACGTGGGGGCGGTACAGCCGCTTCCCGGGCTGGCGGTGGCAGGGCTGGAACCTGATTTAATAATCCTCAACGAGGGCTAGCAGGGCTTTGTCAGGCTTGGCAACAGCCCTCAGTCCGAACGGAACTACAGGAACATCAAGGGATATGCCGAATTTCTTTTCTACCGCGTTGCACACGTCTTCTACGTGTATGAATTTTCCTTCCGGAAGGGCAAGCTTCTTGCGGGCGGCTTCCATGTCTTTCTCGGAAGGGAAGCATACGGCGATCCAAGTGCGGTCTTCGGTATATCCCTGCATCTTTTCTTGTGTCCGCTTTACTTCCGCCCGGAGCTTTGAGTATTTTTCGGCGTTGGTGGGTTCAGCCTTTGCAGCTACAGGGGCTTCCCGTTTGGCGAAAGGATTTTCCCGCTTGTATTCGGAGAGTGAAGTCCCTTTCTTCTCTTTCAGAAGTTCGAGCGAGCCCATGAAGGCTTCCCCCGTCCAGTACTGTTCACCGTGCCGTGTCAGGCTCAAGGCTTTTCGGAAAGCTTCACGCTGTGCGAAGCTTTCAAAAGCTATCGTAAAGAAAAAACGCGAATCAATGCCGTACGGTCCTTTATTCTCTCCGGCATCAGAAGCGCGAAAAGCCTTGAGCACAATCTCAAGCTCTTTGAGGGCGTCCGCGCTCACATTTCCCGAGTATTTGAGCCCGTCGAGCGGGTTTTTCATGGTTACATGCCGGGTATTACGGTCTGCCATTGTTGCGGGCTTGTCGTATTTGTTTAGGAACATCTCAATTTCCTCCATTGGCAAGGTGCCGTTCATATCTCCATACCTCAGCCTCAAGCATGGGGAACCATTCCAGAAGCCGGGCATAGTCTCGCGGGGAATGCTTTTTCAGCCCCCACGAGTAGAGCAGTACAGGGCCGTCAAAGGTGCGCCCGAAAAATTCGTATTCTTTGGAAAGCTTCACCCCGTCCGTCTTCAGCTCTTCAAGCAACCGCGCCTTGTTCCAGTCCCAGATAGGGCTGAAAACCTTTCTTTTGTCATCAACGGGGCCGTGCTTTTTGAAGTAGCTACCGCGCATGATGGAATCCGCCGCCCTCAGTCCAAGAGCCACATAGCAAGATTTTTCAGGAAACCCGCAGTCGTTTTCAACACAGCGGTGCAAGTCGTCTTTGGTGAAGCGGGGGAGTTCAAGATGTTCAATCGTCCAACACCGTTGGGGGGCCTGTGCCGTACAGCTTGTGAGCATATCGTACAGCATAGGATGCGGGTATTGCCGGATTTTACCCACCCGCTTTTCACATCTGGATAGGTATTCATCAATGATTTCAAGGCCGGGAACGATATAGTAATAGAAGGGCGTCACGTTGAAATGGTCACGAATGGCGATCCATGTCCCCCATGCATCCTTCCCGCCTGAAAAAGATAGCAACACATTGTTCTCATATGTTTTTTCTTGAACGTGGGCGATCATTTCGTCAAAGGTGGTGATCATGGCAACCTCCAAAGCTGATAAGCCAGTAAAGCATAAAACGGCAAAAAAAGATACTACAAAAAAGATCAAAGTCTGCCGTAGGCCGTCTCTTAACGCTATACTAAAAGCAATTGAAGGGACAGGAGGCATTATTGTAAGGATAGCTGAAAAGCTTAGCGTGTCTCGACAAGCCGTTTATGACTACATAGATAGATATGATGAAGTGAGACAGGCTATCCAAAATGAGAAAGATACAATACTTGATGTCTGCGAAGAAGGTCTTTTTTCTATGATTTATGGTGGAGACTTTGACGCGATAAAGTATTATCTTGAACGAAAGGGAAAGTGCAGAGGGTACGGAGGGCAAGACAGGTTTGGGAAGGGTCCGGATGATGAAGTGGACATGGACAAGCCCGAGTCCGGTGTCCTTGTGACTCCCGGCTTGCTTTCGGAGGACGCATGGGAAACAGCAGCCCAAAAGTAATCTGGAAGCCGAACAGCAAGGCCCAAACCCTTTTCCTTTCGTGTCCCTATTCAGAAATCCTGTTTGGTGGTTCTCGTGGACCGGGGAAAACGGACTCGTTGCTGATGGATTACATCCAGTTCGTAGGTTTGGGATTTGGACCCTCATGGAAAGGGATTATTTTCCGGCAAACCTATAAGCAGCTTGAAGAAATCGTTAGCAAATCAAAAAGGTTTTATCCTGCCATTGTCCCCGGTGCCCATTGGCGGGGGTCGGCTATGGAATGGGTATTCCCGAAAGGGGAAACCTTGAAGCTGCGCCATGCCAAGCGCCCGGCTGACATGGAGAACTACCAAGGGCATGAATATCCTTTTGTCGGGTTTGACGAGCTTTGCAACCTGCCATCACAGGAAGTTTACGAGAAGGCCAAAGGGTTCTGCCGTTCTAGCGATCCCAATGTTCCTAAGATGATTCGTTGCACAGCCAACCCTCTTGGGCCGGGCCATCTTTGGGTTAAGCGATATTTCATTGACCCCGCACCAGCTTTGACCCCGATTGTCGAGTCACATGGGGGTAAGCGCGTATTCATTCCTGCTACCATCTACGACAACAAGAATCTTGTGGAGGCAGACCCCGATTACCTGCGACGTCTTGAGTCCATCGCTGATGATAGCTTGCGCCGGGCATGGCTCAATGGGGATTGGAATGTCGTAGCGGGCTCTTTCTTCGGAGATGTGTGGTCAGCCTCACGCAATATTGTAAAGCCTTTCAATATTCCTAGGAATTGGTATTGCTTCCGCTCGTTTGACTGGGGGAGTTCGCATCCCTTCTCAGTAGGGTGGTGGGCCATTGCTGACGGGACACAGGCCCCGGATGGCGTTTTCTACCCCCGTGGGGCATTCATCCGTTTTGCTGAGTGGTATGGTGCCAAACGTGGCTCCAATGGCATGGTAGTCCCCAATGAGGGGCTCAGGATGTCCAGCAAGCACGTAGCGCAGGGCATCCGTGAACGTGAACGGAAGATGTCCGACGCTATGGGGATTCGTATCAATCCCGGCCCTGCCGATCCTGCTATCTACGCTAGTACTGACGGCCCAAGCGTAGCCGACAATATGGCTTCTGAGGGGATTAAGTGGGTTCGGGCTGACAATTCCCGCGTCACAGGATGGCAGCAAATGCGGGAGCGCATATGGCAGGAGGGGGAAGAACCCATGCTGTATGTATTCAATACCTGTACCGAACTGATCCGAACTCTTCCCGCTGCGCCGAGGGATGAACATATCCCGGATGACATTGATACGGAATTTGAAGACCACGCGCTTGATGAATGCAGGTACGCGGTAATGTTTAAGAAACGTGAAGTCTTTTTCGGCAGTTCAATGGGCTAGGAGAAAATATATGGCTGACAACACTGAGTATAGCAAAAAGCACCCGGAC